TTGATAAGCCTTCCGCACTTCTAGATGATGATGCCAAACTGGAAAAGATCTACAAGAACCTGAATGATCTCAATGAGTTCAGTGCTGCATCCAACTTCAAGTCTTATGAAGATCTGAAGAAGCGTCTGGAGTATGTTCTGGGAACTCGTGGTGTGCCCAAGAATCAAGATCCTGAACTGGTTGCAGAAGAGGAAGAGTGGGAAGCTGAGCGTCGTGGTGAATCCACACCGAAGCGTTCAACTCCTTCCTTTGAGATCTCTCGTCCTGTTGCACAGGAAGAGGATGATGAAGATGCTGATGATGCTCTGAGTTACTTCCAGAAACTCGCTGAGTCCTGATAGTTCAAAGGAGGGGTAAATCCCCTCCTTTTTTATTTTAAATATGTATTCCAAGTATCATATAACTCGGGAAAAGTTTTGAATGTATTTTCTCCTCTTATTAAATCGAGATAATTCATTCTTTTGATAAATTCTGGTATTAAGTGTTGTTCTTGATATAAATCTATGAAATTAATTAGACCCTTAAACTGACGTATTGAACCCTCTGCTTTGTTTGGAATTAAAAAATTATCAATATGATTCCTTATATTTTCTTTGGCTTTTTCTTTTGTTTTCTTATCTAAGAGCCAGACAGCAATATTTCTTGGGCTGTGTAAAAAGTTTAGCTGGTAATCATCAATATGATATATTAATTTTTTTTCAACAAGAGTTTTATGTAAAGTCACTACATCAAAAATATTTAAAGCTTGAACAGTACATTGAAATTCTAATCTATGAGTTTCTTCTCTACCTTTAAATTTTTCATTAAATTGTTCCACATGAGAAACAAATTTGTCCCATTTAAATCCATTTCTAATTAATTCACCTCTATTAAAAGAACCATCAATACTAATAGATACAAATACATTTTGAAATTTATCCCAAATATCAAAAATATGGGTTTTTTTGTACCTTAAAGTACTAAAATTTGTATTATAGTTTAAATAAAATTCTTTGTTTTTATGTTTTTTAAGTTTCATTAACATAACTATCATCTTATAATGTTCATCAATAATTAGAGGTTCTCCACCAGAAAAATAAAGATGATTAACTATATCAATATATGATTTAATTTTACTAAAATTTATCTTAGAAAAATCATTGAAAGGTGAAAGTTTACCATTTTCTTCAAATTCAATACTTGAACTAGAACCGGGACAACAAGACCTACATTTAAAATTACATTTATTTCCAAACTTTACATCCCAGTGAATAAACCCAAATTGATTTACTGAATAATCATCATTTGTATCATAAATGTGTTGTTTTCCCTCTTCAAAAAGTGATTTATTAAAAACTTCTCGCAAAGATTTTTGACCAGAAATTTCTTTTTCATAACATTCTATACAATTTTTTTGTGGAATATTCTCCACCATTGCTCTTCTAAAATTTTTTGTTTTATCGTTATTCCAAATTTCTTCAATGTCTTCTTTCAATACATTTCCAAGACATAAATTACTAATACAACATGGTCGAACATTTCCATTTTGATTAATATTTAAACTTAACCAAGGAGCAACACAAAAAACCTTATTATTTGGACCAATTTTACTAGTATCAATCATCTATACATTCCAAATGAATTCCTTTTACCCAATGATACCATTCATGAACTCGTTTTTTAGCTTCTACATGTTCAGGATCTTTTGACCAATTTATAACATCTTCCTTACTTTTCCACATACTTGTCGTAATTTCTACATCATCTATTTGTTCACTAGTTATTCCTAAAAATCCTGGTAAATTTTTAGCACTATCGAATAAATTTTTATTGAATTCTTCGTATTCTTTATTCAAATTTTTTACTTTTGCAATGAACAAAACTTTCACATGACTCATATATTAAACTCCTGATAATTTTGGATTATAACTGACTTTTAGATTATCTGATATATATCCAACAGAATCTTTACTATATTTCATAGAATTTTTAAGATCTGTTATGATTACAGACAAGTATTCTGGTCTTAATATTAAAATTTTTCTTTTTTCATCATTCAATTTCGATTCATATTCATAATTTGTGATAGGTTTTGAACAATTTTTTCCGTCTATTTTAATAATCGAATTAATTGTAGGATCAAAATATTGTAAACTATCCGTTATTTTTTCTTGCCATTCAGTTCCACTCCATTTCCAAGTTTTATTATTTTGCGAATATGTTTCTCCAACTTCTACATTCACTAACTCTGAAGGGGGGTCAACATATACATAAGGGAAATTCACGTAGTTACTTCCTCCATCAATAATAACTACACTGGCTATTCCAGAATTATTGTTCATTGAGTATGTAAATATTGCTTGTCGTGAAATAGGAGCATTCTCTATAGTTACTACAGGTGTTTGTGTGTAACCAAATCCAGGGTTTGTAAGATAAAGAGCAGTAACTATCCCTGAAGTAATACTTGCAATACCTGTAGCTGTTACTTGTGGAAATGGAGAACCGATAGTTATAGTTGGAGGTTGTGTATATCCAAATCCAGCATTTGTAATTACAATATTTGATACGGAACTATTTGATACTGTAGATGTTGCTCTTGCAACTGATGTTATTTCATATTGGTGTATTCTATTTGCGTTTGTTGCACTATTGCCTGCTACGAGAGCCTTTTGTCTATTTGAATCTACATAAACATCCACTGGTTGTGATACCTTATCACCAACATAATATGATAATGCGTAAGTGGCGGTTGATACATCCCAAGGAGTTGATAGATGGAATTCAAATACTGCTTGGATTGAAGCACCAGTAGCAAATAATTTAGTACCATTTTCAAAAAAAGTAAATCCTGTAAGATTATTATCTCCAGTAAGTGTGTCAATATCTAATTGAGCAGTTGTAGATCCGGATCGGGTTGTTATATCCCAAGGAGTACTTAAACTATATTGTTTCACAATATCTGGTGAAGATAAATCTAAAATATAAATTGCAGTTCCATCATATTTTAATCTTACACCACCTGGTGAATTTGTTGGCAATCCTTGTATCTTTGAAGCAGTCAGTATATTCCACGGCGTAGCTAAATAGTATCCCACAATTTTATATGCGCCAGATTGTCCTCCAGAAACATACATATACTGACCATCTGGACTGAGTTCGACTCCAGTCGTGTAATTAAAGTCTGCACTGACATCTAATCCATTCACTTGAGTCATCGTAGAAATATTCCAGGGAGTAGATAAATTATATTCTCGAATTCTATCTCCACTAAAAAGACTTGCAGTATAAACTTTAATACCATCAGAACGCACATACATGCCCTCAATACCATCACCAGCAACAATAGAAGAATTTGTTACATAGTATGCTTCAGATAAAACATTAGGAGGGAATTGAAATTGAATTGTCGGAGCAGTCAAACCATATCCTACACCGCCGGCTAAACTTGATATGCCAATTACTTTATTAGAAAATATTCCTGTGCCTAACTGAGATATTGCTGTGGCCTGAGTGGATGTTGGTGGATTACTGAAGGTAACGATTGGATTATTATTATAACCTTGTCCACTAACTAACCCAACGAAAGATGTCACTCTAAAATTTGTTGTTACACAACTTACAGAAGCATTTGCAGTTACTGGAGGAGAACTTAAAAAGACGTTTGGTTTACTATAATATCCTAAACCTGGTTCTGCAATAAAAACTGAGGCTATACTAAATCCGACTCCCACAACTGGAAGTAATACCGCTTGAGTTCCAGCAAGCATAATGGGTGGAAATGTAATACCTGGAGGCAATTGATCTAAACTTTCAAATTCTGGAGCATCAAAAAATGCTTTATCAACTAATAATCCTTCCGGAAGAATTGATCTACCAAAACCATCAACCACCGATAAAGTTTCATAATGATGAATATCGGTAAATTTTTCTTCAGATTCATATTTATCAATCATATATTTGTAAAATGAATCAAGACTCAAAGGCCATTCATCTTGTAAATTCAAAATATCATTTGCCAATAAAATTACCCAATCAAGTTCTGGATCTCCATAAACTTTTTCAGCTATTTGATCCGGTCTTTCATTCTCAGTTATCACATAATATTCAAATGCAGTTGCGACCTGTAAAAAATCTTCTCTAATTTTTGCACGTTTGAATAAATTTTTAACAATAGTTACTTCATCATTTGAAACTTCGTTTTTTGTTCTGTTATTAAATTGTATATTAGGCAGTTCTCTAAAGTATGACATTTTAATATCCTACTGATTCCGAATCAATTGGTTGTAGATCATTTCTAGATGAGAAAATATTTCCATCTTGATAATCGGTATCGTAAATGGGCTCAAGTTCATTAAATGTCATACTCATTGTCGTAGATATTGGTTGGCCAGCTTGATAAGCAGCCCAAAATCCATCTGGAGTGTAATCACAAGAAAAACTAGATAATGCACAAGTTTTGAATCTATTTACGCCTCGTATGTGTTGGCCTCCGCCAGATAAACTTTGTGTATTACGATCAGCGGTTGTTTTGTATTCCAATCTAAAAATGTTTGGAGTTCCTAAGAAGAAAGAAGCCTGTCCAGCAGCTCCACCTGTCGCAGTTATTTTTTTAGGAGCCATACTTTGTTTAAAGAATCTTATAATCCTTCTAACTCTAGATGCTTCCGCAGGTTCTCTAGGACTTAATTTGTAAGTAAACGTAAATGTTCTAAGTGTAGGACCTTTGAATAATAGTTCCATGTTAGAATTCGGAATAATTCCGACCCCTCTTGCAAGAATAGATTCAGTTTCTACCCCATATCCTCCGGCTTTTAAAAATCGTGAAGCAAGAGAAGTTCCTAGTAATGTGCTTAACTCAGCACTCCCTCCACCAGAACGAATCAAATCAGCAATTGATTTGATGAAAACGCCGCTTTGAGCTCCGTTGCCAACACCCCCTAGCAGTTTAGCTGCTTCTCCTCCAAAAGCAGCACCAGCATAACCAGGAAGATCACCAAGAACTGCTGCAGTAGCTGCTGCGGAAAGATTATTCATTGTATCTTCACCCCAACTTACATTATTGGAATCCGCAACTTTATTGGGCATGGGAAGTATTACTAATCCTACTCTTTGTTGAATGGTAAAATTTGATTGAGTTTGAAATCCATTAGTTAATATATTCCCTGCCTCGGATAATCCACCAAAAAGACTTGAACCTCTTGAAGATCTATAACGAAATGCTGTTATTTGTAAAGTATCTTGTTGTTCAATGTTCATATCCATTGGATATAACATTGTAGTACCAAATAATTGTGCATCATTACCTGCGCCAGCAAAAGCCGTTCCGTTTGAAGCGAATTGATCCGCAAGTTGAGGAAGATTAGTGAGACCTTGAAGAAATGAATTAACAGCGCCTAATGCATCACCCGTTCCGCTATTTGGTGAAGTTGGATTTGCAACAGGATTTGATGACGTTTGCCCTGGTGGTTGATTTCTATTTTGTGGTAATGCCCATGGACCTACAACTGCTCCACCAGGCGTGCCTCCAGCCTGTTGAAATGCGGAATAAACGCTTTGTTGAGCTTGAGAATGAAATGCATTTTGTTGTGCTGCAGTTAATCCTATTTGTGTAGCACTGGCATTCCATGTCCCGTTTTGATAAATGGGTTGAGTCCCTGGTGGGGCATTTTGTTGAATAATTTGAGCATTTCCATTAACAGAATTATACTGAAGGATGTAATTGACTCCTCCTTGAGTAAGAAATACATTGTTGGTATTATTCGTGCCTAATGTTCTGAATGCCACTTAAGATTTACTCCAGGCTTTGTGGTTGGGGAAAGGTTGGCCTCTCATATCAACAAATTTTTCAGTGGGTAATACTGCAACGGAGGGCCAATCTTTTTCTGGGACTTTTAAAAATCCTCCACCAACTCCAGAAAAAAAGTAACGATGAATAGTATTACGAGGCACACCTACAGTATCTGACTTATTTATTAGGCTTTTTGCAAGGCCGTCTCTAATTTGTCTATTTGCATAATGTAAATTGATTCCAATAAAATAGTTTTTACTATAGTTAATTTCTGTAATGTATGCAAGGGGTTGTCTATCAAAGAATGATAGTTTTGGACTATTTGCACCGTATGTAAAAAAGTATAATCTCCCTACTTCTATTCCTCCAGTATCTTGCAAGTCCGCATCTTTTTCTTGAAATTCGTTTAATGCTTGTCTAAGTTTTCCAGTATACCAGTCACCGCTACGATTTTTCTTCCCTGCTTCTTTTAAGATAGCGTCACCAATACCTTTACCCTTTTCATATGGTATATCTTTCATACTCCTAAATCCTCCTCAGTCATGATTCGGAATTCATAATTACGATCCGCACAGAATTCTTTTGCAGCTTTCCACTTTGCTTGATTTTTTATCCAAGTCTGCACTTTATAAGCCCATGCTTTTGTTTTTCTTCTTGGAGTTTGTTCCGGCATTTGTAATTCTTTTTTGGGTTTAATTTCTATTACCACTGTTCGTGTATTTCCACTTTTATCTTTATATTTTACAAAGAAATCTGGAAAATATCTATGAACTTTATTATCTAATGGATTTTTATAAGGAATCCAGAATTCTTCAGACTGCCACTGATTTACATTTTCATTTAAATCACAATACCTCATAAATTTGCGTTCCCATAAAGAACGATATACAATATTTGTCGGATCACCTTTATATTTTCTAGGGTTTTCTGGACTGTATTTTCCCTTATAACTCATATACATACAATAGATCCTTAAAAAATATTTATAGATGCCTGAAAGATTTAGGCCAGATTACCCTTCAAACAGATTCAGAGTAGATCCAATCTACACTAGAATGACTCTTCCAAGAGGAACAAATGATGGAAGAGGTACATTACCTAGTGTCCAAGATTTATTTGGCGAACTATCAGTAACTAGTCAATTCAAAATATCACTTTTTTTCGGAGATACTGTACTTGGAAGAAATTCCGATACAGATATAAATGCGTGGTTAGTCACATCGGGTGTGTTAGGATCAAATCTTTTTAATGGTAACAATGCAAACTTAAATTCATTACGTTATGAATTTATGTGTAATGAAACTTCTTTACCTGGAACAAGTTTAGGATTTACAGAAGAATATGGATCTAAACAAGGTATAACTGAAAAGTTTCCAAATAAAAGAGATTTTCCTGATATATCAATGACGTTTTATGTTGATGCGGAATATGGAATTATTCGTCTATTTGAAGAGTGGATCAACTTCATCAATCCATTATACGATAGAAGAGGAAGGAGACCGACTGGAAATCCATCTGGATATGTAACTAGTGTTGATAATGCCTGGGAAGTTTTAAGATTTAGATATCCAAATACATACAAAAGACCTCTTGCTATAACAAAGTTTGAAAGAGATGTTTATGTTAATAACGTAGGTCAAGTTCAGAGAACACCATCAATGTTGACCTATTATTTTATTAATGCATTTCCTACACAATTAACAGCACTTCCTATTACATATGAAGGAAGTACGATTACAAAAACAACAGTAAATTTTACATATGAAAGATATGTAATTTTAAATCATCAAGGCAGAGGATCCACTTCAGATACTCAATTTGCACAACAAACTAACAATAATTCTCAAGTATCTTTATTATCTGTTCCCAACATAGTTTTTAATACAGCTAGCACACCAAGTCCTACTTTTTAATGAATTAACTTCTAGTGTAAACGTTCGCACCGAGAAAAATTAATCTCCAAAACTACAATAAATAAATTTAATTGATTATATAATTACTCATGCCATTACCCAAGATTGTTACTCCAACTTATCAGCTCGAGTTGCCTTCTTCAGGAAAGACTATAAATTATAGACCATTTCTTGTAAAAGAAGAAAAAATTTTAATTTTGGCTTTAGAAAGTCAAGATGTAAAAGAAATTACTCTTGCAATTAAATCTGTACTTAAGGATTGTATCTTAACAAAAGGAATTAAAGTAGAGGATCTCCCCTCCTTTGATATCGAATATATCTTCTTGAATATTAGAGCAAAATCTGTATCGGAATCAATTGAACTTATTGTTACTTGTTCTGATGATGGCGAAACCGAAGTGCCTGTAAAAATATTTGTAGATGAAATTAAGATACAGAAAGATTCAAATCATACTACAGAAATCAAAATTGATGATCAAATTGTTATTAAAATGAAGTATCCTTCATTAAATCAATTTATAAAAAATAATTTTGACTTTTCTTCTCAAGAATCGTTATCAACTATTGAAAAGTCTTTTGATATTATTTCTTCATGTATTGAATCCATCTTTACTAAAGATGAATCTTGGGCATCTTCAGATTGTACTAAAAAGGAGTTAATTGAATTCATTGAAAGTATGAATACGGATCAATTTAAGAAGATTGAAAAATTTTTTGAAACGATGCCTAAATTATCTCATACTTTTGAAGTGACGAATCCAAAAACAAAAGCTAAAAGTACTGTAACGTTGGAAGGTTTAACAAGTTTTTTCGGCTAAGTATGGCTCACATGGAGTTGGAGTCATATTATAGAATCAACTTTGCTCTTATGCAGTTCCATAAATATTCTTTGATTGAAATTGAAAATTTAATTCCCTGGGAGAGAGATATTTACCTCGCTCTACTGAGACAACATATTGAAGAGGAAAACGAAAAAGCTAAGAAGGCGGCAAATCGTGGCAATTAAACCAGCAATCAATCCAGGAGTAGCAGTTGCAGAAAGACCTGCAACCCTGTCTGGTGCGATGAATTTTATATCTGGTGGTCAAACACTAGGTACATCAATTGTTGCCTCTGCTGCTAATAAAATTGTAGGATTCCAAAAAGGTAATGCAGCGGTTGCTCCTAAAGCCCCAGACCTAGGATCAATCATTAATACATTATCTACAAGTATACTTTCTAACGTAGAAAATAAACTGCAGTCAGTCAATCAAAGTATACAACAAGTTATTCAAAATAAGTTTATATCTCAACTTGGTGAATATCGAAATAAAATTCAAGAAATAAGTTCAAGTCCACCTAATAAAATATTACAGAACTTTTTATCTCTTTATAAAGAAGCAATAGGATATATTCAATTTTTAGGTAACAGAAAAAATATTAAACGTCTTGGAGATAATTTACAAGCTCTACAAAATGTATTCTCCGAAACTTTTAGAATTGCTGCATTAGTTAGAACTACTATTATTAAGATTGTAAAGCAATTATCTAATTTACCAACAGCTTCCAGTGGACCTGGGGGATTAAATCTGGATGTTAATGTGCCTGGTGGTCCTTTAAGAAGAACATTACCTAGAGGTGGTGGTGCATTAAAGATGTTAGGTATGGGAGCTGCTGTTGCAGGTGCTGGAGCTTTAGGTAGTAAAGTAGTAAGTGGAATGATGGATGTCGGTGGAGATGTTCAACCAGATACTACTGGAGTTACTTCGTCCATTCCTACGCCTCTATTGGATCGATTCATAGAAGTTCTGAATCGTTTTGATAGAGCATTACAAGGATTCCAAGCACCAAAATCTGCGCCATCCGCACCTTCTGCACCTTCTGGATCAGGAAAAACTACAGATAATAAGAAGGGTGGAAGTCCTGGTGGAAGTCCTGGTGGAGGAGTAAATGCTGGTGATATTACTGCTGATACTGCAGAAGAAAGCGCATTTATTGCTACCGTTAGAGAAGCAGAAGGCACTGCAGGAGCTCAAGGCTATAATACATTTTTTGGTGGTTCTCAATATGGCGGAGATTTGTCTGGAAAAACTGTAACTGAAGTAAAACAATTGCAAGAAAAATTTAGAGCAGAAGGAAGAGGTAGATTTTATGATAAAGGACAGGGTAGATACAGAGATTCTGCTGCAGTTGGTGCAGGACAATTTATGTACCCAGAACAGATAGTTCGTGATATGGGAATGGATCCCGATAAAGTTAAATTTACTCCAGAACTTCAAAATCAAATGATTCTTTATCTTGCAAAGAAAAAGAGAGGTGTTGATGTAAGCAAAGAACTCACTGCTGCTGATTTTAAAATATTGCAAAAAGAATGGTCGGGATTTGGAGAGTATTATGGACAAGGGGGATCTTTAGGAAGAACTGCAAAACTTTACGCAGAAAATCTTAAGGAAGCTAGAGGACAAGTAAAAGCAACTGGTGGTCCTGGAGAAGATGCTGCAAAAATAGAGGCACAAATACGAGCATCTACGGATAGATCACAAGGTATGAGAGGTCTTGCTGGAGAAGTGGCTCAACCTGCAATACCTTCTGATCAACAATCAAATGTGAGTATTGTCCCATTAGTTATGGGAAGTCCTCAAGCAAATTCAACTCCATCGGGAGGTCAAATGGCGGCATCTCCTATAATGAGTAGTGGTGGAGTTACGGTTCCATTCTTATCTCCTTCTAATGAAGATAACTTCTTTACCATATTATCTAAAGTTGTATATAACATCGTAGACGGATAATGGCTATTAGTTCTCCTCTTCTTGGCGCATTTAATAACATAGTAAACATAAACAGATCTAAGTCGGCTATGAATTCGACTCGATCATCTTTCAACAATTTCCTAAATTTTATGGAAATTGAAACAAAAAGATTAGAGGCTATAAAGTTACCTGAAGAAAGAAAGATAAAAAATCTTCAAACTTTAAACATTGCTTCTACATTTGGAAGACCTGGAAGTTTATTGAGTTCTTTGTTTAGTGGTGCTCTAGATGTTGGTGGATTTCTTGGTAATATGTTTGGTGGAAAAGAAAAATCACCAAAGGCAGGAAAACCAATACCAAAAGCAAAAGGAATTAGACTTGGTGGATTAAAGGCAGTTGGCATCGCAAATGCAGTTTTTGCTGGATTAGACTTTGCAACAGGACTCGCTGAAGGAGAGTCTGTAGGTAAAGCTGCTTCTGGTGCTGGTGGTGCTCTTGCTGGATCTCTGTTGGGTGGTGCTATTGGTCAAACATTAATACCTATTCCTGGACTAGGATTCGTGATTGGAAGTATGGCAGGTAACTTCCTGGGAGGTTACTTAGCAGACAGAGGATATGAAGCTGCAACTGGAGAAAAATCCGTAAAAGAAAAAACTAGAGCACGATTAAGAACTCAAGAGAAAAAACAACGAGAAGAGGCCGCAGCTCCAGGAACCACATTTGCAGATGTTACTGGTAGATTTGATCAAGTAGTAAGTAACTTTGAAAGATTCGCATATACTGGATTTGCAAATATGATGAATGCTGCTGCAGCTGCTACTGGGGAAGAACAAAATTTAGAAATGGGCGCAGAATATCCAGATGAACAACAAGGATCTGGGGAGGTAACTGGTGAATATGAAGATGTTATGGCAGAAGGAGGAACACTTCCCAGTTCTACAAATATAACTAGTGGATTTAAAATGAGATACCATCCAGTAACTGGACAATATAAAATGCATTATGGGAATGATTATGCTGGTGCTGGAGCTGTTAATAAACCAATAAGTATAATTCAACCAGGTAAAGTTGTTTTTGCTGGAGCAATGGGCACCGCAGGAAACGCAGTTGTAATTGATCACCCAGATGGCACAACCACAAAATATTTCCACTTGGCTGATAATTCAATTAAAGTAAAGGTTGGAGAGCAACTTGAACCTGGTAGAGTGATAGGAACTGTCGGAAGTACAGGTAGATCCACAGGTCCACATCTTCACTTTGAAGTCTGGAGAAATGGAAAAGCACAAGATCCAACTGCAGATGCTGACAGATACTTTAGATTTGGTGGAAATGTAAAAGTCAAATCAAAACCAGGAGGATCTTCAAACGCACCCGTTGCAATATTGATGGCTGGAACTAATGATGCAGATGCAAATACTGCAGCCGCAAATGTCAAAAGGTCAATTGAAGAACTCAAGGCAAAAGGATATAGAGTAGTTGTTGTACCACCTTCACAACAATCGGGAAGTAAATATAAAAGTATTGGAGCAGCAGTAGAAAAAGCAGCTGTTTCTGCTGGAGCTGAAGTTAGAAATAAAACCTATAAAGGTGCGGGTGATGATTATCCATATGCTCATTTGGATGAGAACTCTGTTACTGCACTTAAAAAAGAATTTCCTAATGCAAGAGTTATTGGTGATAGTAATGCTGAAAGCTTTGCAGGATCTATGAACTATCGTGGACAACCATCAGCGAAAATTTTAGATGCAGTAAGAACTCTGCCAAGTGTTAGAGCTCAAGGAGGACCAGAAGAAGATGCTGCAATAATTGAGTCTATGATTCGTTCTGGATCAACGATGCCAACTGCGATTGAACAATTTTCGGAATATCCTTTATATAACATAGGATCAAATAAAGTAGTATTAATTCCAATCATTCAAAATCAAGGTGGTGGTTCACAAAGACCTATGGTTATATCTGGAGGTAATGGCGGACAGCAAATAATGATTCCTGGAGGATCTTCTAAGACTGTATTGTTAAATAATATGGTTAAAAGTCTTTTACTAACTAATCTTTCTGGTAGTTAATATGTCATCTCCCTCTGTCACATATTTAAAATACAAATCTGTTGAGATAAGATCTTTGGATGGATCAAGAAGGATTGACTTGACCAATTCCATAGTATTTGCAGACTATTTTGAAGATATTTTGTCTCCATGTGTCACCATGACATTACAAATAGTCTCTCAATATTCTATTTTTAATGGACTTCCTATTCGTGGAGGAGAAGTTGTAACCTTTGATACTGAAACATATAGTGGAGACTTTACATTAGATGGAGATTTTTCTTTATACGTATATAAAGTAAGTGGAATAATTTCAGATGCTAATAAAGAAACTTTTACATTACATCTAGTTTCAAGAGAAGGATTGACAAATGAAACAGCAAGAGTTCAGAGAAAATATCAATTAAGACCAATTAATGAACATGTCACAACCATTCTTAGAGATGTTTTAAGGACAAATAAATTTAGATCACAAAATATAGAGAGAACGTCAAATTCATATAGCTTTATTGGAACACTTAAAAAGCCCTTTTATGTATTAACTTGGTTGGGCCCAAAAGGAATCCCCTCTACTAGTTCCTCTGGAAGAAGTGGAACCAGAGCAAGAGGTGTTAGTGGATTTTTATTTTACGAAAATAAAGATGGATTTAATTTTAGAAGTATTGATAGTTTAGTTTCTGCGACAAGAAATCAAGTAGGAAGTACTTCTAGAGAGAACATATTAAGATATTCATATAGTCAAGCCACTACAATCGACAATAATGGTGATTTTAGTATTTTAAATTATTCATTTGAAAAAAATATAGATTTAATGAAATCTTTAAGAGTCGGTATGTATGCTAATATAACTTATTTTTATGACCTTTACCGAAATAGAATTGATGGGATTACATATAAACTAAATGAAGAGATTCAATCAAAACTAGGCGGACAAGGACAATTAAATTATCCCCAAGAATTTGGTAACAGACCATCAAGAATTTTATTCCGAACTAGTGACGCCGGCGTAGTTCAAAGTAATGGATCTACGACAGAATCTGGTAGAGATGCTGTAGATATGGCAAAATCTTTTTCTCGTTATAATTTGTTATTTACTCAAGCACTAAATATGATAGTTCCATTAAACGTCAATTTAAAAGCTGGTAATATCGTATATGCACAATTTCAAAAAGTTGATGCAGCAAAAACGGGCGAACCAGATGAAGAACAAAGTGGAAATTATTTAATCAAAGAATTAAGACATCATTTTGAAGGCGGACAAATGGTTACCTCTCTAAAACTTGTTAGAGATTCTTACGGATTATATGGTGCTAACTAATGAACAACATAGACGAACATATTGCAAAGGATAAAGAAATCCTAGACAATCCAGTTACTTCTCCACAAGCAAGAAGACATACTCAAGAAGAATTAGAAGCTTTAGAAGCTTACAAAACTAATCATCCGGAAGATGATCATGATCCAACTTCATTAGAGTTGTATTGTGATACACATCCAGATGCAGCAGAATGTAAAATCTACGAAGACTAATGATTGAAGAATCCCTATTAAAATCTAATTTTATCGGCAAGGATGGGTTCATATGGTGGATTGGCCAAGTTGCGGATCCATCGGTTTGGCGTAACGAAAAATCAGATTTTGCAAATAAAAAAGGAGATTCATCACAAGAATCTTGGGCTTATAGATGTAAAGTAAGGATTGTTGGATATCACAGTTTCAGTAGAAATGAACTTCCTGATAGTGACTTGCCTTGGGCTCATATATTAACAAGTGCAGCTGAGGGATCTCCTGGACAAGGCGGATTTGGAAAAACTCATTCTTTAATTGGAGGGGAGTCTGTTTTTGGATTTTTCTTGGATGGAGATGAAGCTCAACAACCTGTTATCATGTCCTGTTTTCATAGAAGTCCAGCAGTAGTAAATGTAGATAATCCAGATCCTTTTGAGCCTTTTACAGGATTTAAAGGTCCTTTTTCAAGGAGTAGTGGATCACAAGCTACCAGACAGAAACCACAACCGGCGGCTCCGATTAATTCAATTCCTACATCATTTGGAAGTGGTCCACAAGTTACTATATCCAGTAATCCAAATTTTGGAACTGCAAATCCTGCAAGTTTAGACGTGAGTCCTGGATTTGCACCTCTTGGAAACAACCAAAGTTTAAATGCTGGTGCTAATTATGGATTATCATCAACTATTGGATTTGGTGCTAATCCAGATACTTTATTTTATAGTACTAAAGCAGAATTGACGTTTTTTCATCAATTTGATATACAACCAGAAGTAACTGGAGATAATGGATGTAACAATAATATTATTGCTCAAATAACCGCGACACTTCAAAACTTTATTAAATTTATTAATAGTTTAGAATCTACTGCTTATGGATTTATCGATCCCTTAAGAAATAAATCCATCAATATGTCGTTTCACATATGCAAAATAGCTAGAATAATTGCTTCCCTTGTGAAATATATCATAACGGGAGTCAGAGATAAAATTATGAATCTGATCGGATGTTTATTTAAAATACTTGGATTGACTCTACCGCAACCTATTAAACTTCCGATATCTGAAGCGACAAAAAATATAATGAATATAATTTTCTGTCTATTTGAAAAACTATTTCCATTAATTGAAAAATATATTTGTAGTATGTTAAATGGTCTAGTAGGAAGAACTCCAAATATTCCTGAATGTGCATCTCAAGAAATAATCGCTGGCATAATTGCTAAACTTGCAGATATGATGGATGGAGCTCTGGGCTCTGTTGTTTCTGGTCTTGATTGGCTAGCAAATGGAATTGGAAATATTGCTGGAGCTTTAACTCAGGGATTGGGTTTTATATCTCAAATTTTAAGTTTCTTAGGTTGTGATGGTTTATCTTGTCAAGGTGCTACTGGTTGGGATCCGTTTAAGGGAGTAAAGTTACCTAATACAGATAATTGGCGAAGAACTATAGATAATTTTGACATTATTTCTGCTCTTGGTCTTGACGAAGATGGCGGAATTGATACAGCTATAGGACTTTTGTCAGTATATGGATCTTCAAATACACCATTTAGGGATTGTAGAAATACGATTATAACTCCCGGAGATCAAGGAAACGCTCCAATCACGCCAATAGGAACTACTTATCCTAGATGTATACCTCCGGAAATTATTATTAGTGGTGGTGGAGGAACTGGAGCAAGAGCTCAAGCAGTAATTTCCAATGTGAATGGTTCTATTTTAAGTATAGAAATTTTAAATGCTGGACGTGGTTATGAAAGAAGTCCAACTATTACAGTATTGGACAATACTAGATCTGGAACTGGCGCTGTTGCACGAGCAACAATTAATTCCACTGGGCAAATAACATCAATTTATTTGGTGGAGAGAGGAAGTGGATATTGTCAAACTGATTTGAATAATATTCCTAACCCTGGTGTAGGAACAACTGCTACTCCTGGTATAGGAACAACTTCTGGTAATTTAGGCATTTCGACTGCAGCTGTAGGTATAGTAACTTCTATTGCTATTGATTCTCCTGGTATTGGATATACAAATGGAGATTTAATAAGTATTGGAGATTGTACATATACTCCAATTGTATCTGCAAACGGCTCAATTCTTGCGATAAGTGGATCGAGTTGTATTCAAGAATTTTCTGAAGTTCCAGATGTAGAGATAAATAGTAGAACAGGAGAAGGAGCAGCACTCTATCCTGTGATTGCTTTCACTCCACAATATGTTTTTGATAATTCAAATATCAGAAGAGTTGGAATTGGAACAACAATAGTAAGCGTGGTACAGTGCGTATGACTAATCAACCTAAAAGACATATCGATAAAAAACCAGGTTATGAAATAAAATCTGGGACCACGGATCCTGATAACAAAAAGACGGATCTATCTATGTTCACTGATAATGGACAAGGTTTTCATTATTCAAAAGAAAATGGAATGAAACTTGATCTATGTTTTGGAACATCATATGAATTATGTGGTGCTGATATTACAACTGACGGAATACCTGGAAAAGTTATTCGTGCAGAAAATGGAAATATTAATATTGAAGCTATGAATGGTGAAGTTGTCATAAAAGCAAAAAGTATAAGATTGGTAGCGCAAGATGGTTCGGGAGAAATTACCCTGGTATCAGCAAAACAAGTTGCAATTAACTCTCCGATTCAAAACTTTAAAGGAACTGTATCAAACACAGTAATGACAAGTACTGCTGATACCGCAGCTTTAGCTGCAGGAGTTCGCGGTGAAATACAACAAACTTCAAGTTCTGGAGATGCAGATAACGAAGGTAGTATTTTAACACAATTATTAAGAATTTCTGAAAAATTTAGAGCGTGGATATCAGCATGTGTGTCCTAAAAAATAAAAATTAAATTATGTCACAAGAACCCGTAAAATATATCGGCGACAAACTTTGTGTCGGACCCGTAGATTTTTCTTTTTTACCTGCAGTTCCTGCAATTCCTGGAACATCAGTCTTAAATGGACCTGTTTGGATAGGTGCTGGAGGAGCACCAATTCCTGTAGCAAATTGTATGATTGGTCCTGGATTACAGCCAATCTCTTTACAGGTCATTGGAGTTGCTAATTTTCTATCAATCACTAATCAAAATGGTGTTAATAATAGATTTGGTTTTGCTAATATTTTTGGAGCCACAAGTAAATTTGGGATAAGCACAAAAACAGCATTTTCTGCAACAACAGGATTCAGTGCAAAGGCAGCTACACAAACTACTGCAGGTCCAAATTATTCTCAAGCTTTTCAACAAACACCACTACTAAAAGCATCAATTATTGAGGGTTTTTTAGGGCCAACTACGGGAATTAATCCCACTCAACAAACAGCATTAAATACTAAAAAACCTTTTGACATAAAACATCCAACAAAAGATGGTTGGAGACTTAGACATGTTTGTATTGAAGGTCCAGCTGCAGATGTTTATGTCAGAGGTGTAGTAGAAAATTCTGATACTATTGAACTGCCTGAATATTGGTCAGGATTAGTTCATGCAGAAACAATTGTAATAAGTTTAACTCCGATTGAAGAATATCAAGAACTATCTGCAGAATTATTAGAATGTAATTCAAAGATAAAAGTCTCTAATAATCTGGGCGAAGTTAAAAAATATAGTTATATTGTTTTCGGTGAAAGAAAAGATGTTGATAAAAATATCGCTGAGTATGAGGGAGAGTCTGTTGAGGATTATCCTGGCGATAATACTCAATATGGATTGTTTACCTTATAACTTATTATGTCCCAAGAACCCGTAAAATATATTGGAGATAAATTAGTTGTTGGTGCAGTAGACTTTTCTTTTATACCTGCAGTTCCATCTATACCAGGATCAACTGTCTTAAATGGACCTGTTTGGATAGGCGCTGGCGGAGCACCAATTCCTGTAGCAAATTGTATGATTGGTCCTGGATTACAGCCAATTTCTTTACAAGTCACTGGAGTTGCTAACTTTTTAGCAGTAAACAATCAACTTGGAGTTTTTAATAGATCGGGATTTGCTAATATTTTTGGAGCTACAAATAAAACTGGTGTCGATACCAAAAACGCTTTTTCTGCAACAACGGGAGTTAGTTCAAAAGCAGCTGTACAAACTACTGCAGGTCCAAATTTTTGCCAAGCAAATGAAAATACACCGATAGCAAAAACTGCAGTTGCAACAGGAGATGTATCAAAGACGACAGGAATAAATGACAATTTTAAAGCTGCTCTTGCACCATTAAAACCAAATGGCCACCCGAACTTTGATATTAAACATCCAACGAAAAAGGGATGGAGACTTCGTTATGTTTGCACGGAAGGCCCAACTGCAGATGTTTTTATTAAAGGAGTTCTAAAAGATAATAACATCATAGAACTTCCTGATTATTGGCTAGGACTAGTGCATAAAGAAACAATTCATGTTATACTAACTCCTATTGGAGAACATCAAAAACTCTTTTATAATGTTTCTGAATGTGGAACTCAGATAGAAGTTCTAACTCATTCAAATAAATCGAT